TATGCCAGCAAGATGCACGTCATCGTGCGAGTCCATGTAATTGTAAGTGTTGGCGACAATGGTTCGCTTTAGGATGCCTTTAGTCTCATCGTTTTCGTAAAGGAACTTTCCTTTGGTTACGGCTTCTTCCGGTTTAAAAATCTCGCACGTAAACGCATCAGTAAACTTTCGTTTCTGCGTGGTCATGCGAAATTCTTTCTCCTGTAAAAGCGATTCGTAAAATTCCTTTTTCATTTCTTTACGATTTGATTGTTTGAAACAATTTTATCCCTTTTGTCCTTCAAGTCCTTGACCTGCTTTGGCGTTAGCTTTGGCTGCATCTTTTCTTTGTTTACGGTTTTCGATAGCACGGTTAAGTCTGTCGATGTATGACTTTGGCAAAGAGGAAAATTCCTTCTTTGCTTCTGGTGCCTTTGCTTGTTGTTTTTTCTTTGCCATATTATACTGTTTGCGGGTTACCTAATATTTCTGTTGCTTGTTGCTCTGTAAAACCAAAAACTATTTGCAGCGTTGCTAACGCGGCCTCTCTAGTTGCCGTACCAGTTGAAACCGCTGTTTGTATTGCTAAGATTCCTTGAACGCCTCCAACGCTACCTCTAAGTGTTGCCTGTGCCTTTAGCGTCTCTACCTCTTGCTGGTTTTGATCTTGCATTGTTGGGATTGGTTGACCGTCACCTATACCGACCTTAAATAATTCCTGTCTATATTCTTCTGCGGTTAGTTGTTTATCTTGAATTAGTTTAGACAAATAGTTGATCTTTGCCATCTTGGAGTCAGACAACATTTTTAAATCTTCATCGAATACAGGCAAATGGAAATAGTCGGCAATGATCGAACTCTTTGAGGTGTCGATAAATTCAGAAGCGATACCCATTGCCCACTCATTGGCTTCTGGAATGATTGTGCGTATGTAAAATCCTTTCTCCGCTTGCTTCTGGTTTTCGTATGTACTGCCTTGCGCCCGGACAAACATTTCAGGGGGAACGCCTAACGAGTCTATTATTTTATTAAATCCCTCTAAAGTTTCCTCGTATAGTCCGAGGTTTTTGGGATTGTTAACCCCCGCCTGATTCCAAACCAATGGCATAGAGGTTACAATGGTTTGATGTTGGCCTTTTAGTGTGCCATATTTTTTGAACGCTGTTTGGAATTTTTCAACCTCGTCAGGGTCAATAAATCCAGCTTGTCCAACCGCATCTTTTGACGCATTAGTCCACGCCCCGTTTGCGCCTCTGTACTTTAGAATGATACCACGGCTTTCGTATGCCATTCGTATGTTGTTAATGACACACGCCAATGCAGATAGTTTGCTTTCCCCATTCAGTAGGTTTTTGTCGGTAGCGTGTTCGATTACCGATCTGTTATCATTAAAATGGATAACGTATTTACTGTCTACCTCCAAGTCAGGTTTGTTGTCCTGTTTGATCTTGTAGATTACTTCCGGCCTTTCTGCGTGATAGAAGAACGGTACTAAATTGTCGTACTTAGATTTTACAATGTTTGCCGGGATGCTGTACAAAGCCTTTACTCGGTCTATTTTAGGATCGAACCCTATTGGAGTAGTCTTGTAGATGTACTCATTGCCAAATGTTTCACGTAATACCTTGGTATGGATTAGAAACTCTTTGCCCTGCTGAAACCAGTTAGGCTCTTGAAGCCTTTTGATTAGTGCCTGTCCTTCCGGTGTCTTGATCTCCTGCCCGTCTTTGTCTACCTCTTTTAGCTTGAGGTTTGAAAAGGCTTTTGACTTTAAATTGATTGGCGCGTTTACTTCTGGAATTTCGCGATAGGCTTTAAGACAATCGACCTCGTCAAACGTCTCAGTCTTACCATTGATGGCATAGAAATAGCTCCCCGCATACTTACGCACGGTGAGATTATTCCAAGTAGCAATAACCCTGTCAACTAATCCCATTTTAGGAATATCATGGTTTGGATGGGCTTTTAATTCCCAACAAAGTAAACTATTCCTAAAATGGGAAACAAATAAATGTTTGGGAATATTTACAGCCTATTGGAAAGGCATGTATATCTAACCGGATCCCAGATGTGATTGTGTGCGTCAATAGGGTTGTCAGTGCGAACCATTACCCCGTTAACCTTGGCCATTGCCATGCAGTACCCGGCTTGTTCTTTTCGCATTTCGGGGGTGTCGACTAAGTATAGTTTGTACTTTTTGATTATGGCTATCCCGTCTTTGATGCTGCCCGGGTAAACATTGGCTGCGAAGATGTTGAGCTTTTCGCGCCTTGCTGATGAGATGTAAAGCCTACCCCCTGACTCCCCTGACGGGTCTGCCCATGCGGTACCGTCTTTTAGGATAGGCTTTACCATGTTAATATAATCGTTAGGCGTTGGGGTAGGCTGGTAGGCCATGCACTGAATAAACATATCAGTCCCTTTGATTCCTACCTTAACCAGTGTCGATGGATCAACCGTGTACCCAAAGTCAGTACCCCAATAGATAAGCTCAATGTCTTTTGGAAATTCCTTTATCCATGTGACGTTAGGAAATATTATGCCCTCTTGTGCCATTCGTTCACCGAGTCCGTAGACCTTCCAATCGTAAAGGCTGGCGGTTCCTGCTTCATCGTTGCGCTTGCATCGATCTAATTCGGTCAACTGTTCCACGTGGAATAATCCCAAATTCTTTTTGGTATCGTATGCAATAGCCTTTTTGATGGCGGAGAACTTAACTGCCTCGTCCTCGCTGCCGGATCCAAACTTTAAAGCAATGGCCGACATACTGACGGGCTGGTAACCCTCTATTTTGATACGTTCGTTTGGGCTTATGAAGTGATTGTCCTTGTACGTGGTCTTTAAAAACGCCACGTCAGGACGGGTAACCGTTGAATCGTAAATGTCATGGTTGGCAAATTTAGGGTTGTAATCCATCCACCAGAACTTCCTACACCTCATTTCGGCCTGATTCCTTACACCCTTGGAAATGTCTAAGGCTTCGTTAAAATAAAGGTAGTCGCAGCTTACCCCGTGTTGGGCACTTTCCGAATCGGCTCCTATCAGGTTTATCTTGCTGCCAAATAGCTTGAATGACTTTACCTCCTGCCGGTTGGCAAATGGTGAGTCTATGCCATACATTGGTAACCGCCTGTTAAAATCATCGTAAAGCGTTGTTTTGAAGGATACATAGGTTTCCTTCATTATGTTGATCGTTACGTTGGTTTCAACCTTTGATGTGATGTAGACGATGAAGTCTAGGCTACTCCATGTCTTAGCCGATCGGCTTGAACCCTCCAGTACGGCACCCGATTTAATACCGCGTTCAGCGCAATGTCGTTTGTATTCCTCGAAAGCCGCATCCTTTTGTAGCGGATGGGATTGGTCGTAAATCTTGATTAGTTCGTTACGCTCGGTGGCGCGAAGGTGCTGGCATAGAAAGCGGAGGTTTGGGTTGATTACTTTGGCCATTCATCCTTACTCCGTTTTATCCAATTCATCCGGAAACATTTCACCAACTACCTTTCTATTGTCGTTTAGGTTAACGTCAGACTGTTCTTTAAGCCCTTCTAGTCTGGCTGCTATGTTCTGGTTGTACACCCCGGCTAATGCCCCTGTAATCACATCCGCGCTACATTGACGCTTAATCACGCGTATGACGGGCAAATAATCGCTATAAGCCTCATTGGTATTCTGCTCATAATGTTGCAATCCGGTTAAAATACCTTGTTCAGTGAGCCATCCTTCAAACCCTATCCATGTTATTGGGCGTTCCCTTTTCTTCCAGACTTCTTCAGCATCCTTTCCTACATAGTCGTGCCATTTGTACGGGTTAGCCTTTGCCCATTCTTTGAACTGGTTAAATAGCTCAAGTAGCTTTTCTGGTGTTTCTATGGCTTTAGTTCCTAATGGTCTACCAGCCATCACCATTTCCCTACCGGGCAGTTAGCTTGTTTAACCCTTAGTTTGGCCTGACGAAGGCAGCCACATTTTCCGCATGTTCCGTTAGAGTTCATCATTGGGCATTGTTGGCAGATTGCTTCGCGATGTTGGTAAAGTTCTTCATTTTCGCCTAAAATAAGGTTAGCATACCCCTCCGCTATCTGGCCTATTTTGCTCAATTCTCGTTATTAAGTTTGGCCTTTATTCCATTCATTGACACCCCGGTGCGCTTGATTTTTCGGTAAATGAAAAGGCTATCAACATCAAACATTCCGTAAATTATCCACATCAAAGCTAGTTTTTGCCTTACCTTTTCCATGTTTAAATCAAAGAGGCCAACCTAGCGCAGAAGTCAGCCCCTTTCTAAGTGATCGATTCATTACCTTAGATTGCCGTAATTGTGGCATGCAGTACAAAGGTAGCAAATTTACCAAATTAGCCAAATACCAGAACAACACAAAACGAACTTTACAGCCCACCACGCGTCAGAGTTGAAACGGTCAAGTATGGCTATCGTGCCTGAGTAGTTCCAAGCCCGGCCGCGCATGAGGTTCAGTGCCACATCGAACGGGAACCAGAACGCAAGTCCGCAGCCGATGCAATAAACAACCGTGGTTACAGGCAACACTAACTCCCTGCCAAAAATGACCACGGTTGAAAGCTCTAGGTCAAACTTAAAGAAAGCGATAAAGATTACCACAAGCGCGCGCAACGCCCATCCGCGGGCGTGATTGGGTGTTTGTTTTAGGCGTTCGATCACGTACCAGTTACGGGCAAGCTCGAAGAATAGTAGTATTAGGAAAGGTATCATTCCGGTAGGGTTTGGGTTGTTCGCTCTATTTCGCCCGTCAAGTCATGATAGGTTGAAATCAGCTTGTCTAGTTGCTTGATCGCTTTTATTGCTTTTCTGGTTGCCTCTGTAAGTCTGACAATCTCCTGAGCGTTGGCCTGAATGCTGGCTTGAAGCTCGTCTCTTTTAATTTGTAAGTCCATAGGTTTATTTGTTTATAATTTTCTGGTTATGAATATTTTGCAGCCATTCTTTGAACTGTTTGCGGTCCCCGTATTTTTCATGGCAGGATCGACAAAGAAGCATTAAGTTTTCGATCACGTCTTTTCCCTTAGTGCCTCCCATCTTTCGGCTGTCTATGTGGTGGATGTCCACGCCTTTAGCTCCGCATACCTCGCATGGCATAAACTCGCTGCCGTCATAGCCGAACGCTTTAAGGTATATTCTAGTGTGGGGTTTCATTTTGTCAATTACGTTGTTTCCATTATTTGCTCGATCTTTGCCCAGTAGTCCGAGGTCTTAATGTAGCCGTGAGCGTTGACCGTGATACCTCTACTTTTGTACCACTTTTCGCGCTGAAGCTTATAACAGGCTGTTTTGATCTCCTCGTCAGTTAGTTTTATAGCGCTTATTTCAGCCTCTTGTCTTGCTTTAATTATTTCATAATCGTTAGAAGCTGCCGTGTTAAAGTCTCCTTCGTTGTTAGATAAAGCCATGTTCGGTCGGGTTAAGTAGTCCATTATTTCATTTCGATTCTTGATACTTCACCAGTTTCGCTATTCACTATTTTTGTTTCCAAAATATCATTTTTTCCATCATCTACCCAGATAAAATGACTTTTGGCAATTTCCCAATTAGTTTTGTCTTTGTAATCGGGAAACTGATCCCTTACCTTTTCGTAGGTTTCTATTGCGTAAATTAACCACAATGTTAGGTCTTTACTTATTGCCTCAATGTTTTCGCGATTGACTACGTTTATCAATTTTTCAAATGAATCTATTTCGTATTCCTTTGGCTTCATCGTTTCAAATTTAGTTGTTTCATCTCAATATCCATTCAGTAAATGTAAGTAAACTGCCAGAACAAAGCCACTGCTGGTAAAGCGCTCGAAGTACCCGCAACTCGGTAGGGTCTGACGTTCCGAAAAAATCTCTAGGCTTCATAAACTTCTATAAAGATTTCACGGGCTTCCTCAAGCGTCCGGGCTACTATCCTTTGATCCTCTACATCGAAGGTCTTTAGCTCTCCAAGATTTAGCTTATCCAAACCCCTAGATTTAGCCGCTGCCAGCTTCTTTTCTTTGATTAAAAGGTAGGAATCAGACGCATCCTTTGCGGTTTTAACTTCCTCTTTAAATTGCTCGTATCCGTCCTCGTGGACAATTTTGTTAATCTTTTGTTCGCGCTCTTTCAATCGGCTTGCCTCAAGTCTGGATTTATACTCTTCGTAATCTATGGCCGTATGTTCTTCGTTCTTTTTAGAGTTAGAGTTGTCGCGCTCCCTGTACATGGACTTTTCTTCGATATGCTTTGCCATCCATTCCATGATTGTAGCGCAATCCAGTTTGTGGTATGTGTTCCCGTAAAACCCAATGGCACCGCGTTTAAACACTAGGATAAAGTCTGCTAGGCTTTCCGTTGGGTACGTGTTCAAAAGCGTCTCAGCAATAAAAGGAAGCTGGGTCGCGTTGATGTTATGAGCAACGTTGATCTGATTTGCCAGTTTAATGATTTCGGTCTCGAGCATTTGCTGAATAGTTTCCTTTCCGACTTCGCGCACCAAGTCACAAATCAGTCTGGCATCCATTATCTTCTCAACGCTGTTCGGTACAGCCTTTACTATTTCGTCAAACCTACGTTCCTTGAGTAGAGTTATTACCCCACCTTTTGGCGTGACTGATAATGAGTTCGTCTGTTTGTTGTTGCTTTTTGTTAAACCCTGTTCCATTTGTTTGTGATTTAAGGTCAAATAATCCAGCCCATCCCTGTGTAATACTTTGTTCAATAATCAAAATAGCTATTTTTTCCGGCCGGCCGGCTAAAAATTTCAACTGTTTTTTTGCAGTTGATTCCGTCAACTTTTGTTTTTTTTCTTTCTTGTACTGCTCCCATTCAGTCCATGCATTCCAAAAGTCTAAAGATTCAAAAGGTAAATCCAAAATGCGCGGACGCGTATCTTTCACTTGTACTTCCTCTTGCCCTTTCTCTTTCCCTTCTACTTGTACGGCAGGGGGTACGCTACCCCCATCGGTAGGGGGTTCGGTAGGGGTTAAAATTATTCCTGTCTTATCTTCGTATCCTTTTACCTGACTATCGATACTATTAGTTTGGCTTATGTATGCGAATCTAGCGTTGCCAGTGAGGTTTTTCGGCTTTATACCCAAGAATTGCCTGTCAAGTAATGCATCTATAAACATAACCTTTTCCTTATCGGTTAGCTCATTATAAACATCGAAGTAAGATCGAAAGAAGTTAAACCCTTTCCTTTTGGTTAGTTTCATAGCCATAAGAAAAAAGTATCCGACCCTACCAAAGGCGATCCGGTGGGACATGAAGTCCGCTTAGGCAATGATAGGAGTCGGAATATTTTTGATGTTTTCATACCGTAATCGCACTACAATAGTACAAAAAACCTTACACAATTCCCAAATTTGGGTAAAATATTTAGTGGAGCAAAGGGGGTAACGATCCCCCCAATGCAGCCCGATGGGTTAGTCCCCATTGCTTAGGCTATCGGGAAAACACTCCGATGCCGTTGCCCCAGTTATCCTATTTTCCTATAAACTATTTTTCCGTTGATGTACTCTTTAACACTGCTCAATCTTGTCTTTTTGCTGACCTTTTTAATCCTGATAGTGTAGCGATCCTCAAGATGCCTAACGTTGGAAAATATAAACTCAGAGCGACATTGTATGTGCAGCTTGTTGGCCTCAATTATTTCTGCAAGGTTTATTTTGCTGGCTTCTATCATTGCGCTATCTCTTTAAGGATTTCCAATAGTTGCGGCTGCGTCTCGGTCATACCTTTAATTATCCCGTGAAGGTCATCGTAATTTCCCCTCATATAGCGCGAACAAGTGCCGTCCTTTCCAGCTACTAAAAGAAAAGTATAGCCGTGTTGATCCATAAAATCGACAAGCGGATTAATAAGCGAAAGCAATTCATCGTGATTGGTTTTGTAGACTATCGGTAGTTGATTCATAACAATTTCAATTGAAGGCTTGTAAAAATCCATTGAACCGCTTTCCTATTTGTGGAGGGATCGACCACCTTTTCACCGTCTTTAACTATTCCTAATTTGTGAAGTCTATTTATCCTTCCGGTTACGCAATTGATTTGCCAGTCAAGATAGGCCGCTATTTCCTTATTTGTAGCCCGTCCTTTGAGCGCAATTAAAGCACCCAGCACTAACTTTTCTTTTGCCTGTAAGTCGCGCCTGATTGAATTGTAAGCCTCTAGGCTAGTGTCTCGCATTTTTGTTTTCATTTGTTCAATACTTTACGTTTCCAAAATCTAATCAAAAAAGGAATCAGGGCTACACTAAAAAATAACGCAGATAAAATACGCGATGTTGCCTTTGAAATACCTACAAAATAATTGTCAATAACATGACCGTAGTTAACCACCAGACCTATAAGGATCATTCCTAACGGAAGAACAACAAAAATAAATACAACTGGCACGAGTAGCCATTTGTCGTAGACTTCGCGCCCCACCTCGTAGGGTAGGCATTTGTGTTTTACTTGTCTCATATCAAAATTCTTTTAAAGGTTTTACAGGTGAGTTAGGTGACGCAAATATTGCAAGGTTACTTTCATCAGTTACGATATAATTAGGATCGCTTTTCTGGTATAACTTATACCTCGTTGCGCTGTTCTTAATCGTGAAGGTATCCCCTTCGTTCAAGTCTTTGAGAAAGCAATCGCGCCCCCTCATTAGTTGTTTTGCTCTTGGCTTCATTTTCTGATTACTTTAAGTCGGTATAATGTTACTAGCTCATCTTCATATTTACCAGCGTTTTTTTTTTCTGGTCAAATGATAGTCAATGGTATCGCGTGATTTAATGGGATTTTTGCGCAGGAACTTTGATAGGGTCGAGTAGCATTCTACTCGACCGTCTGACCAAATGGCTATGATTACTTTGCTCATTAAAATCCTTTTACAAAATCTGAATCTGAGCCACCAAGTAATCTGTTTGATTCTTTGACGCTTTCGTTTGAAGGATTATAATTTTTAGGCAAGTTTACCTCAAAAGATGAAACTTTTACAATTTCTGACTTCATGCCTTTTGCCCATGAAAAAGCATCTAATTCATTGTTCATTAATTTTTCTTTTCCGTTTTCAAGTGTTACGAAAGCGGGGAATTTTTTGGTGTTTAATTCTTGAAGTGTCATTGTCTTTTCGTTTAATTGTTACGTAAATATAGCTATTAATACGTGAATGTCAATAGACAGTTACAAAAAAAAGCAATTATTTTCGTAATATTTTCTAAAACATCGAAATCAGCCTAAAAACGCGCTTTTTAGATTACAATTAAATAGCCAAAAAATGGAAGTTCCCAGTAAAAAATAGCCTTCCAGTTGAAAACATATTCAACTGACTTAACGTCTCGCTTCATTATATCGCGCCTTACGGCCTCAATGTTGGTGGTGAATAAAGTCATATCAAAAAGGTAAATCGTCTTGAGTAGGTGTAGAACCTTGTACTCGTGAAGTAGTTGCTGTTTCTGGCTTTGCTTGCCCTTCGCTTGCTGACAAACTGAAAAACTTTCCTGTTTTGCTTTCCTTTACCCAGATAGCAAGTTTCCAATTTTTGCCGTTTTCATCTTTCCAAGTCCCTACATATTCAGGATGATTTGATGAGTTTTTGTACTTGTTTTTAAAAGCTGTACCGCTGTTTGGTTTTTGTTCGTATGCCATTTTATAATTTGTTTATTTGATTTATGTATTCTTGTTTTTTAGCCTCACAAAGTAAAGCCTTTCTGTAAATCTTAGACTGAAATTCTTTGTTTGCTTTTACCTCAATTTTGTGAGTCTGCAATTCCTTTCTCGGATAACGTGGATCGAAAGAAAAAAAGTCACAAACATCTCTTTCGGTTAGCATCATTTCAAGTTGAACTTGAGCGTAATAATCCGGTAACTCTTTTTGAAAGTTGGCTTCGTTTACGTGTAGTTTGTAATACAAATGAGTTGAACTTTCTGGGCATTTCATTTGTACTATCCGATCACTTAAAATCAAATCAGGCGTACACCCTACCAAGTTGTCACCTACAAAGAAAACTGTTCCGCCCTCGCTTGTATAAATTACATCGTCCGCCTCTAGGTCATAACCAAACATTTCGCAGTATCTTATAGCCGCTTCTGGTTCTGTAACATTTCCCCAATCCATAGCTGAATTATAAAACACTTCTTTAGGCGCACCTTCTAAATCCTGAATAATCTCAAGAATGTAAGTGATAGCACCGTCACCTAAAACGGATTCATCTTCTTTGTACTTAGCCGTACTTTTCGGATTAGCTTTTTTGTATTCGGCTAGTTCCGATTCATTCATCAATACTTTGCCGTTGGCTAGTATCTCATTAATTCTTGAGGCGGTAAACAATCCTTTGCGAACCGCTGCCCATTCTTGCTTAGTGTCAAGAATGAACCTTTCAATTACCTTTACCATTGAGTTTTTCTTTATTTGATTTGACCGATACCGTGTTAACTTTTACTTCCCTAAATTCATCTTTGTTATAGATGTCCGATGCTATGCCGATTTCAGAAGCACACTTTTTTAAGCAATCAGTAGCGGCTGACTTGAGATCATTACCAATTGAAAGAGGAATCCTGTCTAAACCTTTTGCAGTATCCTCTGGGCTTTGCTTCTTAAAAACAATGTCCTTATTTCCGTATTGAGTTTTAATGATCGTATGTCCGTTAGTTCTGCAAGTTAAACGACCTTTGACAATTGCCTCACCATGCAATATTTTTTCGTCAAGTATTTCAAAATCCCAATCCCAACCAAACATAAGATTTAGGCATTTCTTTACATAGCCACCGCTAACATAATCCCAGTTACCCCCTCCCTTTGCTGGC